CGTAGTCCCCCCGGATTAATTAGTCAAAGTTACCGTATGGGTAAGTTGTACTGTTACCAATGTTTAAGTCTTGCTGTGCATATTTCAATGTAACAGCAATTTGTCCTGATGTAGGAGTCGTTAAACTTGTGTTGGTAATCTTTAATGTAACAACCACTTGGCTAAACCATGTTGGCTGTGTACCAGGTTGCATATTTTGTACATCTTGCAATGTACCATATGCGTAGTCTAACTGAGTTCCAACAAATGTCGCAGTTCCGCGTGTTGCGGAAGTAATCGCAGCCATAGTCGCATAAACACCTGTAGATGTTGCAAAAGCGTTAGAAACATATGGTTGAATGGAGTTGGCAGTAACTGATCCGTCAGTTGGTAATACACCAACATCAACGATAACGTCAGTAATATTTGATCCTTGTGGGATTAAAAATACAACACCACGATAGATAGTACCTGATGCATCCGCTGTAGGAGCAGTACCTGCTGTCGGACCCGATGAATTATATACGCCACTTTGAGCAGTATAAATGGTTGCAATTCCGTTTGGAATGTTATTTGAGTTAACAAACTTTGTAGAAACACCACCATAATTGGTAGTATTTGGAGTTGTAACAGCAAAGTCTAAAAATGCTTGTTGTGTTAACAAGACTGGACCAACGTCACGTTGTGGTCCAAAACGATTATCGCCAGATAACACTGGTCCTTCAAATGTACTACGTCCCATAATGGACTCCTTATGCAAAAGTTACTATACCGGATCTTTGCATCGTCTGCTAGGGCAGTGGTGGTATAGTTGGTCACCTAGTTAATGTAATCATACTACATTTTTAACAGCTTGCAATATTTTTTTGTGTATTATTTACATATGCCATATAAAAATCTTGAAAAACGAAAACAGAAACAAAAAGAGTATTCGGCTAAGCATTACCGAGATAATAAAAACAACGAGAAAATAAGAATTGATAAAACTAAAAAAGAAAAAAGAGCTGAGTGGAACGCTTTTAAAGGCTCGTTAAGTTGTTCAAATTGTGGGTTTAGTCACGTTGCCGCTTTAGATTTTCATCATTTAGATCCTAAGATGAAAGAAGATAATGTACATCAGTTTGTATCTGACGGTAAATTTGCTAAAGCCTACGAAGAAATTAAAAAATGCATTGTACTATGTTCAAATTGTCATCGAATTCTGCACTATAACGAACGGATGATTAAAAAAGCCCGCCGAAGCGGGCAGATAGATTACTCTTATGAATTAATCCAGTCAAACATATCATCTTCAGAATCATCCAATAACCAAACATCTTCTTCAGCATCATAAAAATACCAAACATTGTGCTCTTCGTCATAAATCCATTGACCACCATTTTCGTCTTCAATAATTTCATGCTCATCTAAATCAAATTCTTCAGCTTCTTCAACGTCATCAACATAGATAGTCACATCGTGAATTTCAAATGTAAACATTTTTCCATCTAACTCAATAGTAATAATCATAATTTTCTCCAAAAATTAGTCCAGCAAAATGCTGTATTTATATATTAAACCAAAGATTATGACAACATGTAATTAATTTTAAGCTGTTGATTTATAAAGAAAAAACCCCGCCTTGTGAGCGGGGTTCTTATTGGTTTTACTGATTAGTAAGAACCGTAGATACCTAATGGATCTGAGTACCCGAAAGAATAACGCTCACGTGATTTATAACGTACGTTACCTGTATCGAAGTCACCGTCCATAGAGTTCTGTAAAGGAATACGCTCAAAGTGCTTCAAGCCGTTTGGAACGTCAGTGGTCAAGAACCATGCGTTAGTAGCGGTTAAGAAGTGGTTGATTGTATAACCTTCTGGAACAGAACCGTTGTTCTTAATTGCATTGATGTCGTTGTTGTTTGTACCAACACGTAATTCTGTGTCTAACAAACGTGTAGCAACGAACTGTAATGCAGGTGGAACAACCAATTTACGAGGCTTAGCAGCAATTAACAAACCACGCTCATCAGTCCATGCAGCGATTTGAATAACAGCGTTTTCAAGAGCTGTTTCGTTCAAGTCAGCAGGAGTAGATGGAGTGTTGCCGTTAACACCACCGTTAACTAAAGGATGCGATGTTGAAAATAACGATACGCCATCACCACCAATATAGGCAGGGTTGAAACCGTTATTCAAGATAGCAGCAGCTTTAACTTGCTTCGTGTATGCCATAGCGCGAGCTAAGCCCTTTGTATAACGTGCGGACAATGAGTCGTACAAGTTATCTTCGATAGCCTCTTCTGTTAAAGAGAAACCGAGAGCGATAGTTTCGTGGTTATAGCGAGCTGTCCATGCTTCTTGTGCGTTGTCATAAGCGATGGCAGAACCTTCACCCTTGACTGGTGCCGCACTAAATCCGGACAGTTTTGTTTCTTCTTCAAAAGAACGCTCAGAAGTCTCAGTTTCATAGATCTCTTTGTGTTCTTCACCATAGCGAGCATACTCCAAACCAAACAAAGCGTTTAGACCGGGTAATAACTCTTTAAGTAGTTGTGCGCGTGAAATAGCCATTATTTATTCTCCTTAAACAGCTGTGGCAGTGTAATACTCGTGGATACCGAAATTGATTTTCACCAATACTTCAGGATACATAGTAAACACAATAGTAGAGTTACTCGGAATAGCTGTTATTGAACCAGGTACTGCTGGAGCCACGTTTAATGTCCCAGAAGTTGCGCCTTGAGCAATAGCTGCGGTTACGAATGAACCTGTTTCGATCAATTGACCGTTTGAAGCTAGATAACCAACATCAGCACCTTGCAATACGTTTCCGTTAGGACCTGTAGTCAATGTGAGACTTGTTGTCGAAGAGCTTCCAACTGCTGAATAGCTATATGCTGTATCACGAACTACATCAACAACACGCAATGGTAATGTTGAAGTTGTTAATGTTGCAGAGTAAGCTAAAGCGGCTGCGGAGTCACCTGTATTTACGTTACCAGCATTATCGATCATACCGTAGTTCTGACCAATCATTGGGATTGAGCTAGAAGCAACAGTTGTACCAGATGAACAAACAACAGCTTTGAAAACTGTATCTGGGTCATCAGTAACAATAGCAGTGATATCACCGGCGTTTACGTTTGCTGGGTAATACTGCGAATACAATCTCTGCTTAGTTGTTGGGCTTGTGTAATAACAGCCAAGAAAAATACCAACAACGGCAGCTGCGGATGCTGAAGTAGTAACTACAGAACGTACTACGGTTCCTCTTACTAATGAAACAAAATCGCCGTAAAAAATAGCGGTTGCGTAACCATACTGAATAGGTAAGTTACGTGTAGAGCCAGCAAAAACCTGACCACCGATAAGATTTACTGGCTTTAGCCCGTATGGGGCTGGTACTATTGGATAAGCCATAATAATCTCCTAAGATTAAATTAATTAATTGCCTTTTCCGAAAGAAGTAGAAGATCTACGCTCTTGGAAGATAGGCATCCTTGAATCGCTTTGACGCATTAAATTGTTATCAACTGCTTCTTCTTGAGCTCTTGTTTGATTAGCATAATACGCTTGCTGTTGCTCAACAAATTCTTCAGGAGTCTTGCATAATAACAATCCGCCAATTTCGATGTTGTCTTTAAAAGGACCTTCTCGGTTGGCTAACAGTTTAAATTTGGGTTGTTCTTCAACGGTTACAGGCTCCCAGCCTTCTCTTAATTTGGAAGAGATGTTTCTTGGGTCACTAGTATTTAACATTGAAACACGAATCCATCTGTAAGCATAACCTGGTTGTTTATCCGGTTCTGGTAACAACTCTGGTGGCATCCACTGTTTAGGACGTTCCTGCATAGTTCTGCTTTCTAATTCTCTTTGTAGTCTGTTTGCGCTCATTTTTAAGCCTCCAATTTAGATTGTTCACGGTAATATTGCTCAGGTGTAATGCCAAGTTTTTTGGCAATAATAGCTGCTGATTTAGAAATAACAGCCTTTTTGGAAGCCGTACTTCTTTTTGCCGGAGCTACAACCGTTGCACTTTTTGTACGTTGAGGTTTTTCTTCCTCTTCGTTTTGTTGCGTGTCAGCAAATTCCTCTGGAAAACGCCGTTTAACTTCTGCGTCGATACTTTCAAAATACTTATCAGAACCGACAAATCCTCTACCATAAGTTAGTTCAAGTTCCTCGTGGACACCTTCAGCAAACTTACGCATACTTAACTTTCTAGGATCGACAAACCATTTGTTTTGTGATACCCATGTCGCCACTTTATCAGACATTGGTGGCTCTTGCTGAGTTTGTTGAGGAATTTTTACATTTGGGTTATCTATTTGTACAGTCGGTCTAAAGTTTTTAGCTTTGTCCAACTTCATTTTAGCCGCGATCAATTCTTCTTGAGCTTCTAAAAGCCGATCGGAATCACCAGACTCATAAGCATCTTTGTAATTCTTTTTAGCTTTATCAACTTCCATCTCAGCAGAGTTCTGATAGGTACTTATAAGTTCCTTTTCGCCAGACTGTAACATACCTTTGAGTTTCTTATTTTCCTCTAGGATCGCTTGCGCTACGTTAAGAGCCTCTTGTTGTTCGCGGTAAGCAGCTTCTTTAGCTCGTCTTTCATCATGCCAAGCTTTTTTATACTGCGTAAACTTCTCTTTTACATTTTTAGAGTACTCTTTAGATTTATCCGCTTCTTCAAGCTCTTCTTTTAAATTCTCAGGAAGTGGTTCTACGTTGCGATCTTCTGACGGTGTATCGTCTTCGATTTCAATTTCAAACTTATCATCATTATCATCAGATGCTTCTATCTTAATGTCTTCTTCTATCTCATCTGGAAATTTATATTGATCCATTATTTTCTCCTTATGCCACGTGGATCATCGACTACAGCTTCGACGTTATCATCGTTAATTAAACGGAATTCACGACCGTGAATCACCAATCTAGTACCAGAGTTAGGGCGAACTAAAATAAAATCGCCTTTTTTACACCAGGCTCCTGTTGGGAACTTTGTTGTGTCTTTATAACAATCTGGACCTAAATCAACTACAAAGAGTACTGTGGTTAATAGTTCTTCATACTTAACTGTTTCATCTGCTTTAAGTAAGCTTGAACCATCGTATTCTTTTTCCGCTTCTGGGATTGCGCATAAGATTCTGTAGCCTTGTGGTCTTGGTAACAACTTAGCTTTCTCTTCCTGCTTTTTATGTAGCAATGCCGTTAGGTCAACTGCTTTATTTATTTCTAGTGTTTCAATCATTTGAATGTTCCAGTCTTTTTTGGAGGTCTACTATAATTCCACATGCAGCCTCGAGACCTCTTAGCTGACCACATATGTACCGATATTCTTCAATTGTAGGAATATTCCCCTGTGCTAAACCGTCCGTTAAAAACTGCATACGGTCTTGGTATTCCTTTAATAAATACTCTAAATGATCCATTACTCTCCTTTAGCCTTTGGTTTTGGTTTCTGTTCTTGCTGTTTAGTAGCAAGGTTATGTTGCATCTGTGCTAATTTTGTTTGATGATCCATATCCATTTTGCGTTTAGATATTTCTACCCCAGCTTTATGCCCTTCTAAATTATGGTTGCGGTTAGCTGTTTGTTCATCGCTGTACATCTTAATAGCTGCTTGTGCTCCTGCTGTATGCTGTTGTGCAGCAATTCTTTCTCTTTCAACTTGTATCTGTTGTGCTTTAAGCTGCGCATCAGATTGGTCTTTTTGTGCTTTACGCTGTTGATCTTGTTGTTTAATTTGGAGCTCTTGTTGCTGTAATTGAATAAGCGGATCTTGTTGAGCTTGTTGGTTCTTCTGCTGTTGCTGTTCTTGCTGATTCTTTTGCAACAATTGTTGAGCTGCTTGAGCCGCCATCTGAGATATTTGTACTTCCATTTCTGGGCTCATTTCTTCTATATCATCATCTTCTGGATCAATAAACGGAGGTAGTGTTTTACCCATTGCTTGTTCGATCTGTTTGCGGTACTCCATACCCAAGTGTTCTGCTACGTGCGCAGACATCGCCGCTTGTATAGTTTGCGCCATTTGTGGGCTCTGACTAATTAATTGTGTGATCTTAGGATCCTGAACCGCAGCCATGTGAACTGTAATATGAGCTTGGTGATCTTGGTAAATAAAAGCTTTTACAGGTTTGCCCGTCAATATATACTGATTTTCAGATACTGGATCGCGCGGCTTCATATCGTCTGCTAAAGGAATAAGTTTTTGGAAGTTCTTAATACCTAAAACATCTAACATCTGGCGATGTAGTAATGGGATGTCATATATTTGCGGAGCTGTTTGGGCTAACTGAAGTGCTGCTTGATACTGAACTACTTTCTGCGCCATTGTTGCGGCGTTAGGATCTGCTACAGGAATTACAGATGTAGTAGTATAGTCATCGCGCATAGCGTGACGATCGCCATCTTCTGGTTGATATGGGTATTCTTCAGGACAATTCTCAGAAATAATCTCTTTTAATAGCTTAAATTCCTGCTTCATTGAGTAATAAATACGCGCTTGAATCGCGCTCATTGTCTTTAAAGTACGCTCTAAAACAGCTAAAGTTGTACCTACTGGAGCCCCTTGAGCACCCATATCAGATACTTGCATGTCTGTAGAACCAGCAAAACGGCGTCCTTCATCAATGATCTGAGTTAATAGCGCCATTAAAACCTGAGACGGCTCCTTATACGGAAGCGGCATAATGTTATCGCGCATGGATCCGGAAGGTACATCCACATCCCTAAACTCTCCTGGAGCTATTGGTGTGTCGTCTCCTTTAACACGCAAACCACGTGTTTTAAAACCTCCGGGGAGGTTGGACAATGTTCCAGCATCGACCAATTGACGTATAAGGGAAGTACCAGACTTGGCAAAAGAACCAATAAGGTGAATAAGACCAAAAGCGTAGAAACCAAATCCTGGTATATAAGGGTAGTGAACAAAGTGTTGACGTTTCTGATGATTACCATCACCTTCTTTCCAGTTTCTTCTAATAGATAAGACATTGTTAGTTCCTTTTTCGATTGTTACTATATAAGGTAACGCAATCCCTGTAGGTTCACCATGTTTATCTGTGTGCTCATATCCTTCTAAATCAAGTTCCACGTGCATCTCAAGAACTTTATAGCGGTCGTCAGTAGTGGCTCTAAACCCTAACTTTTCTGCTATCTTTTTTTCTACTTCATCTAATACATTAGCTGGTGTACCTAAGTCTACGTCTCTATAAAAACCTTCATATATCAAACGATTGATATCATTTTCTGTTTTTCGCATCACGTGTGTGATCCGCTCAGATGACTCTAAGCTAGAAGCGCCGTAAGGAACAACAACATCTTCCGCTGGTACATACATAGCCACAGCTCTACCGAGATGAGGATCCTCATATACTTTTTTAAATGCATTACCGGCTAAAGCTAATCCCCACAACATTCTTTCATGTTCTGGGCGGTATTCTTGCATCACATCTGTTAGCTGATAGTTCATGTCCGTCTGAACGCGCAGCGCTGCGGCTTTCTTCTCTGCCGTTTCTTTACCAACAATCTCTGTTTTAACTGGACCCATCGCAGGGAAAGTAGCCATCATTGTTTCTGCTTGAAACTTAACAACTGCTTCAGCTAACATCGGATGATAAACGCCACATGCACCTTCCCAAGGCTCAGCTCTTTCTTCTATCTTCAGTCCTAATAGTTCTAGACCATCTACATATGTCTGTATCCAATCTTTACGAGCAGCGACGTCAGACTCAAAATCTTCTAGTAGCTCACTAGCTAGTCCTGCTAATACAGACTCAGGAATATATTCGGCTAAATTATCACTAAACCCTTCTTCATCATCTTTACCCATATGTATGGAAAGATCGCCGACATTTATATCTACTGCTTCAGGATCCTCAATCTCAATCTCTAAATCAGGTTCTTCATCGTCGCCCATTAACTGTTCAATTCCTTGGGGTGCTTGATATAGTGCTTTATCTATTGCCATAATTTGTCCTTAGTAGTACGCTGCCTTTTTACGATACTTATATAGCATATCGTCTTCTGGTTCGTCATTTGGTAGACGAATAAATCCACCCTGTCTAAACCTTAACAGAGCTAATGTAGTAGAGTCTACCAGATCGTCATTGGCTCCGCTAGGAAAATCATTACATTCTTCTATTACGTCCTTCGCCCACCGGTGTTGCGGCGCCCAGACAACTCCACCCGAAAACAAGTCTGAAATAGCATTAACGCGCGCGATCTTATCTTGACCCTTGCCTGGTGTGAACTCCCCAACCGGTATTCCCATACGACGGAGCTCCTGATAAAGCGCAGCCCCGTTGGACTTTTTTTCAACCATGAACGCATCCGGTTGCCATTCTTTATACTCCTCAAGTACAAGCTTCTTGAGTTCCGGAAACTCCAGGCGTTTTTTGATTGCATTGAGGAGAATAATATTGTAATTATTGACTTCTTCGTTGAAGAAAACGCCCCACGTCGTAAGCGCATTGTAGTCCGCACGATTGTTAGCCTCCTGAGCCGCGTCAAGCGACATGATAATAAACTCACATGGTGGAGGATGGTCGTTATCCCACACGTTCCACCACTCTCTTTTTATTAAAGCACCTTCTTCTGATACTGGATTTTGCATATATTGTGCGTTCCAATACCTTATATCTAATGCGGCTTTCTTTGCATATAATTCTTCAACAGGCCAAAACTCGGGCCAAAGAGCTTCGCCATCATCTTTAATTGCAGGAAATTCAACGAGCTCCCAGCGATCTACCCCATCTTCACGATCCATTTGGGTAATAATCTGCCCTGTCAAGTCCAGTTTGGACCACCTCGTCATTACAACAATAATAGCGCCGCCAGGCATAAGACGCTGCAAAGGACCAGACTGAAACCATTCCCATGCGGGTAAGAATACTTCCGGTTTTCCAGTCTTGGCATCTTGCTCAGAATGAGGGTCATCAATAATAAACAGATCGGCACCCCGACCAGCCAAAGCGCCACCGACACCAATAGCAAAGTATTCACCATTAAAGTTTGTTCCCCATCGTGATGCTGATTTACTGTCAGCTTGCAGTTCTACTTGCGGAAAAATGTTTTTATAGTTGTCAGCACCAACGAGGTTTCTAACACGACGACCAAAGTTAACAGCAAGATCCGCTGTGTGCGAAGCCATGATGACTTTTTTATGGGGAAACTTTCCGAGAAACCACGCTGGCGCGAGGTAGGATATGAGCTCAGACTTACCGTGTCGTGGAGCAATATTAACAATGACGCGTTTTTTCTTTCCCGCAGCAATGTCTTCAAAAATCTGAGCCAGTTTGAGATGGTGAGGCCCGACTTTGTAGCCTGGGTACACATGTTTAATAAAGTCCAGAAAGGATAACTTTCCTCGTTCTTGTGTGAGAAATTCGTCATGTTTTTCTAACAAATCCTTTGCTTTTAACTTAATATTAGCTGGAATATTGGGGTTTGTAACTACTTCCCTAAGCTTAAATAAGTGTTCAGGAGTCAATTTGTTCATTATCCACAATCACTTTAGCTTCTACATCTATATATTTACCTTCAATCTGGTCTAAAAGAGTCAATAATTCGTTTTCAACTTCTTCTATAGACTGAATCTTATGAGTAATCTCTGTTCTTTTCTTAAATGCATCGACTCCATCCACGTCGCCTAACGCGCGAAGGGCAGCAACTTTGGTTTTTACGTCGGTAGCAGCCTCAACTGAACTTACTAATTGGTTTACTACGTAAGTTTTTAGCTCAGAAAGCTCATCAACGATAGAAACATTCATTTGCGCAACCATCCCAGCCAGCATCGCAAGTGTTTCATTAGGATATTGGTTGAAATTAGGTCTAATTCTAGGATTCTCAGCCATTTCACGTGCTAATTGTTTAGCTTCGTTGGCATTATCCTGTGTAGGAGAGATAGGTTGACCAGTCAAATCAGAAAAAAGACGTATTACATTAGCCCGCATGTTTAGTTCTTCTTGGGGCGACAGCATAGGGAACGCTTCGTTGGCGTTCTTTGGTAGAGGAATATTCTCTTCGATCTCGGGAATTAAAAAATCCATGTCTGCCCTATCAGTTTTGTCTAGTATATAACATTTTCTTATGATTAGTAAAAATTATTTTTACATATTGGCACTTAGGTACCATCAAGGGGGGTCATTCTATATTCAGGAATTAAGAACGGCTAGGGAAAAACAGTAAGGGGGGTGGGGTATGCGGT